TAAATTTTAAGTTTTTTATCGCAATATATATATTTTTTATATAAATATATATTTTTTTCTAATTATTAATTATAGATATGTTTGATATTGCAGAACTTGTAAAGAGAGTTATTAAATATTTAGTGGAGGGTTTGATGGTTGCTATTGCAGCCTACGCTATTCCTAAACGTTCTTTGAATATTGAAGAAATTGTTCTTCTTGCCCTAACTGCCGCTGCTACATTTAGCATTTTGGATACATATGTCCCTAGCATTGGAGTGACTACTAGAAGTGGAGCTGGTTTTGGGATTGGAGCTCGGCTCGTTTCCTGGCCAGCGTAAATTTTTACTATAATATGATAATAAAATAAATAAAAATTGAAATCATATTTAGTAAAATATTATAAAGAAAAATGAGGTATAATAATGCCACACTGATTGAATATTGTTCTAGCAATAATATTCAATTAACAAATGAATATAATCATGTTAAAATAATAAGAGAAAGTTATATTGAAGGAAAATGTATAATAGAAGGTTGTTCAAATAATTTTAATAAAAATTTTAGACAATTAGTTAAAACAGGAGCATATTGCAAAGGTTGTATGGAAATAATTGCAACTAATAAAATTAAAAATTCTCTTGTTAAATGGAACATAAAAATTTTGCAAGATTTTTGTAATGAAAATCAAATTATATTATTAAAAGACTATTCTGAAATATTTATAAATAGAAACACTATTATAGAAGGGTTTTGTTTAAAAGTGAATTGTAAAAATATTTTTAGAAAGTCATTTAGACAGCTTATAAAAATAAATGGATATTGTGAATATTGTAGTAAAGAAAATGGTAAACTAAAAATCGTAGAAACAAATATTAATAAATTTGGAGTAACTTGTGCATTATTGAATGACAATGTTAAAGAAAAATCAAAAAATACAATGCTTACAAAATATGGAGTAGAACATAATTCTCAATCTGAAAAAATTAAAGAACAAAAGAAAATAAAAAGTATAGAAAAATATGGAGTTGAACATCCATTAAAATGTCCACAAATAAGAGAAGATATAAAATCAACAAATTTACTAAAATATGGTTATGAAAATCCACAACAAAATAAAGAAATTCACGAAAAAACACTCAAAACAAATTTTAAAAAATATGGAACAAATTATTATTTACAAACAGATGAATGTAAAGAAAAAATAATTCAAACAAATCTCATTAAATATGGGGTTGAACATCATTCACAAAATGCAGAAGTAGCAGATACATTATTGAAAAATTCATACAAATTAAAATATTATGAATTGCCATCAGGAAAAGTATTAGAATATCAAGGTTATGAAAATTTTGCATTAGATGATTTATTATTTGTAGAAAAAATAAAAGAAGAAGATATTGTATCCAAAAGAAGTTTAGTTCCTGAAATATGGTATGAGGATAGTAATAATAAAAGACGAAGACATTATGTGGATTTTTATATTCCATCACAAAATAGATGCATAGAAGTAAAATCATTATGGACAAATCAACAAAAAAATAATGTTTTAGAAAAGCAAAAAGCTGGTAAAAATTTAGGATATAATTATGATATTTGGATTTATGATAAAAAAGGTAATAAATTAAATATTTTATAAAATAATAAGAAAAAATTTATTATATTGTTGGGATGAATTCCCAATCAAGTTCTTCGCAAATTTTTTTCCAAATAGCATCTTGTTCAATTAATTTTTCGCGGTCTTTCAACATAGGGATTTCAGCCAAATATTTTTTTTCTCCAAGAAGTTCAAAAAGTTGATATAAAACATAATAATAATGCAAAAAATTAACACGATAATCAGGGCAATGTTTAGAATAAGGGTATTGTATTTCCATAAAGAAATTACATAATGTTTCTTCCAAATCTTGACTGATAATAGGTGGTTTAATACCAAGCTTATCTTTTATGAAATTAATATGTTCATAATATTTATTGTATCCTAATTTTTTGAGTAAAGATTTGGTTTCGTAATAACTAAGTTTATTAAAATCAATGCGTTCCTTTTTGATTTGTTGTCTTAAATTTTCAATTACTTCTGTAGGAATTTGTGTAGTTTCTTTGCCCTGGAATTGTGCTAATATTTCTTTAAAATGGTTGATTTTTTTGTAAGCATAAAAGCATACTTCTTTTGGAGGTTCTTTGTAAGAAGGTTTTTCATTTTCAATCAAATATTGAAAATTTTGAGAACAGTGATTGCATATAAGGACACCTTCATCGTCTAATGGTATCAATTCGCCTTTATGACAACCTTGACATACATCAGTTGGGACAACAAAATTTTGAATATCAATAAAGGATTCATCAATATTGCTTAGGTATTTTTGAAAAATATTATTATTTTTTTCACTATTGGAAGTAGTATCATCTTTATTTAATTTAAAAAATGTATCCAATAACTTAGTTTTTTTTTGAGTATTTTCAAGATTAGAAATATTTTTTTTATTTTCAAAATATTCAAAGATATATTTAGAATTATCCAAGAAATAATCTTTTTTGGATTGTTTAAGGAATCTAATATTTTCATTAATTTCATCAATTCTATCTTTGCATTCCATGACTTCTTCAATAGATAAATTAGAATTATTGGAAAGTTTTTCTCTCAAAAGCTGCCTTTCAGATTTTAATTTAGGAATAGTGACTTGTTCTTCTTTATTGAAATTATTGATGAATTCACGATGTTTTCCATCAAGAGTAGTAGAGTTTTTTCCACTAACCTTTATTTTTTTTGTATTTTTAGGTTTAAAGGAAAGCATAATCTTATAATATAGATATTGACAATTTATTTAATTAATTATTATAAAAATATATTATTTTAATATTGGTTTAATATTTATTTTAGTTTTCTTATTTTTAATAAATGGAAAAAGAAATGAAAAATATAGAGCTGAATATTGCATTGAATAATAAAAATATAACTATAGATAATGCGACTTTTCAAAAAATGATGTTTTTATATAATTCAATTAATGATGGTTGGACTATTAAAAAAAGGGACGATTCATATATTTTTAGCAAAAATCACGAAGGGAAGAGAGAAATATTTCAAGATTCTTATTTAATGTCATTCATGAAGAATAATATGGATATTAATAAAATATTAACATGATAATATCTAGTAAAAATTGAGAATTTAGGTTAATAATATGTTTTATATATTATTAAAAATTAATTAAAATTAAATAAATTAAAATTTGGAAAATTTTTTTCTTTAGCAATAGTATAACTATGGGAGGTGGTTTAATGCAGCTCGTTGCTTATGGCGCTTAACCTGGAAATATATCTTGGGCGCCAACAGTGAGCTACCGTTATGGGTCACATATCTCCATAATGGGTAAATAGTGTAAATATGTGGTTAAATATGATATTTATATTTAACATATAACTCGCTAGTGAAAATTGTTGAATAATTAATTGAAATACATATTGACAATTTTTGCAAGACTTTCAAATTGCGGGAACTTCCTTAGAGCTTCAACTACTTCTTATATTGTGGTGACACATATAATACCTTTGGAGAAAGACCATTGGCATAGTAAAAATGTTGAAGATTGGATGATCCGCAGCGAAGCAACTTATTTCGAAAATAATTTAAAGTTATTGCTTAAAATAATATAATGGAATTTGGAGATATTTATTGTTTAACAAGTCCATCAGGAAAAAAATATATTGGTCAAGCCGTAAAGAAACTGAAAAACGGAAAAAAATGGGGATATATAAATAGATGGAAAGACCATATTAGAGATTCAAAGTATAAAAATTGTTGCAGACTTTTAAATAATGCTATTAACAAATATGGATATGAAAGTTTTAAAGTAGAATTAATAAAAGAATGTGCAATTGAACAATTAAATAAATATGAAAAACAATATATTTTGGAATATAATACATTATCTCCCAATGGTTATAATTTAACAGATGGTGGAGATAACTGTGTTCAATCAGATGAAACTCAAATATTAAAAAGAATTAGTATGATGGGAAAAAATAAAGGAAAAGTATATCCAAAACGTTGTAGAAAGCGCATTGAAGATGATACTTTACCAAAATATATAAGACATTATATTGATAGTTCTAAAAAAGAAGGTTATAGAGTTTCAAGTCATCCATCACTAAAATCAAAATCATTTTTAAGCAAATCTTTGACAATGGAAGAAAAATTACAGTTAGCAATAAATTATTTAAATGCTGTAAATGCAGAAATAAGTTGAACGTTCAACGAGTAGACGGAAGTCGGGGTTTAATGATAGTACTAGCAATACTTGAAAACTCCTAAGGTGTATTCTAACCCTATAAGAAATTATAGGGATATTCGCAAGATGTTTACCTTAAAAGCCTGTAGGGTAGAAAAATGTTGGGGAATATCGAAAAAATAAGATATTCGCAAAGCCCTTTGTGGATGCCTTTTACATCTTTTCACATTTAAATGTTGAAAATAATTAACCATTATAACTCAAACCTCCTCCCAAATGAAATGAGAAATGGTGTAAAAGAGTACCACTAACGTTAATCAGGGAAATTAGTTATTGACTAATTTGAAAAGCCCTGGTGAGAAAATCAAATTGCTTGAAACCCCTAAAGCTTATTCTACTAAACAATTTTTGTGAGAGAATTGTGGCCAAGACAAAAACCTTGGGTATAGTAAAAATGAATAAGATGATTTGAACAGTTAATTTCAGTTCAAAGAAATGGGCAATGAGCATCCAAGCTTCTTTAATAATAATATTTTTGAACAATATAAAATAATGCGCACATAGTAATATAAATGATGGATGAAATAGAATTAAAAATGTGTGATAAATGCAAAGAAATCAAACCAGATGATAAATACAGAAAATACTGTAATAATTCACTTTCAAAAACTTGTAAAAAATGTTTGAATGAAATGGATAAAATAAGAAAGAAAAATCTTAGACAAAAAAAAGCAGAGACTTTTTTGGTAAAATGTGAAAAATGTAATGAAGAAAAGGTATTAAAAGATTTTGCAAAACTGAAAAAGTTCTATAAAAAGAAGATTTGTAATTCTTGTTATCCAGATTTTTTAAGAGAACAAAAAACAGAGTGGTGTAAAAATGAAAGATCAACAAATATTAATTATAGATTAAAAAAATCATTAGCTGCGCGTTTAAGAAATGTTCTTTTCAAAACTGATACAACTATGAATTATATAGGTTGTAATATTCAATATTTGAGAGAATGGTTTGAATTTAATTTCACTTCAGAAATGAATTGGGATAATTATGGGTCTTATTGGTCAATTGACCACATTATACCTGTTTGTAAATTTGATTTAACAATAGAAGATGAAAAGTTGAAATGTTGGAACTGGACGAATTTAATGCCAGTAACAGTAAAATTCAATTCATCAAAAAAAGAAATAGATATGAATCAAATTAATTTTATATTGGAAAAAATAAAAAAATTTAAAGAAGAAGGTTCAACGACTAAATGGTTTTCGGAAGAGCTTGTATTAAATAAAGAACTTGCAGAAACAAAAGCAAATATAGGTTCTTCATAAGATATAGTCTAATCCTTATTGAAAAATAAGGTAGAGGATATGTACAGGTAACCCTCAGATTACTTTCTGGAAAGTAACATACCGTCGCTACACAAACTTTGCGATTGAATCCATTGAGCAAACTTTCAATGGACAGGCCGATTTCGGTCGTCGTGTGCAGTGCATTATCAGCCGTAATGGTGATCTTGCCCACCGCACATATCTTCAGGTGACACTTCCTGAAATCAACCAACTTATGGGTAATAACACAGCTGGTCCTGTGTATGCTCGTTGGTTAGATTTCCCTGGTGAGCAGCTCATTGCTCAAGTTGAGGTTGAGATTGGTGGTCAACGCATTGATCGTCAATACGGTGACTGGATGCACATCTGGAACCAACTTACCATGACTGCCGAGCAACAACGCGGTTATTTCAAGATGATTGGTAACACCACTCAACTTACCTTCATCACTGACCCATCGTTCGCTGATGTTGATGGACCTTGTGATTCCCTCGCTCCTCGTCAGGTGTGTGCCCCTCGTAACGCCCTCCCTGAGACCACTCTTTATGTTCCTTTCCAATTTTGGTTCAACTCCAATCCTGGTCTCGCCCTTCCTTTGATCGCTCTCCAATATCACGAAGTTAAGATTAACCTTGATATTCGTCCTATTGATGAATGTCTTTGGGCCGTTACATCCCTCAACTGCAACACCAACCCTTACACAGGTTCTGCTGGTCAATTCAATGTTGCCACACCTGTTACTGCCACAATTGCATACAATCAATCTCTTGTTGCTGCTTCGCTCTATGTTGACTATGTTTTCCTTGATACTGATGAGCGTCGTAGATTTGCTCAGAACCCTCACGAGTACCTCATTACTCAGCTCCAATTCACTGGTGATGAGTCTGTTGGTTCTTCCAGTAACAAGATTAAGCTCAACTTCAATCACCCTGTGAAGGAGCTTATCTGGGTTGTTCAACCTGACCAGAACGTTGATTACTGTTCGTCTCTTCTTTGCGACACCACACTTTTCAAGGTTCTTGGTGCTCAACCTTTCAACTACACTGATGCCATTGATGCTCTTCCTAACGCCATCCATGCTTTCGGTGGACCTGCTGAGACTGCTGGTGCCAATGCCTTCATTGATGCTCGTGGTCTTTTTGAACAGGCTGGAGCTCTTGATAGTGCCATCCCTGAAGGTTTCACTGGTTACTGGCACGGACCTTCTAACCCTTACAATGAGACAAACTTTGGAGGTCCTGCTGTTCCTCTCAATGTTGCTGAGCTCTCTTCGCCTGAGGCTACTGCTGCTGCTCTTGCCCAACTTGGTCTTACCAGCACCAGCCAACTTGGTGGTCCTCACATCACTGGTTCCAGCGTTTCTGATGCTGGTACATTCGTCCTCACTGAGACCTCCCTTGACATGCACTGTTGGGGACAGAACCCTGTCGTCGTCGCTAAGCTCCAACTTAACGGCCAAGACCGCTTCTCTGAGCGTGAAGGTTCCTACTTCTCGTGGGTCCAACCTTACCAGGCCCACACACGCAACCCTGATGAAGGTATTAACGTGTACAGCTTTGCATTGAGACCTGAGGAACATCAACCCTCAGGAACTTGCAACTTCTCCAGAATTGATAACGCCACCCTTCAGCTTGTCCTCTCCAACGCTACCGTTGAGGGTACCAAGACTGCCAAGGTCCGCGTGTATGCTACCAACTACAACGTCCTCCGTATTATGTCTGGTATGGGTGGTCTTGCATACTCCAATTAAGCGAGTTGTTACGATGTTTCGTGTCATATTTTTTCATATATTTTAATAATTAAATTAATGCATTTTAATTATTAAAGCAAAAAACAATATATAGATTCCATTCTATAATAAGTATAGTATGAGCGTAGATATAGTAAATCTCATTGAATGCAATCCAATTACCAAGTTAAATGGTAATTATCAGTCAAAAATGATTGAAAAGGTGAAAATCCGATTCAATGATTATGAACAACAGATGTTTGTGGCAAGTTTTTTCTGTTATTTAAATTATGATTACAAGAATGATTTTGTAATTGATCTAGATAATGTATGGGAATGGTTAGGGTTTGGTCAAAAAGTAAATGCAAAACGTGTATTAGAAAAAAATTTCACAATAAATAAAGATTATAAATTATTGCTTTGCCAACTGGCAAAGCAAACAACTAACACAAAAGGAGGTCATAATAAAGAAACATTTATGTTAAATATTGATACCTTTAAAAAATTTTGTTTAAAAGCAGAAACAAAAAAGGCAGATGAAATCCACGATTATTTTATCAAATTAGAAGGAATATTACAAGAAATTTTACTTGAAGAAACAACAGAATTAAAACAACAGTTAGAAAAACAAAAAAATGAAATGAACTTGTTAGAAGACAAAACAAAACAAGAATATGAAAATAAATTAGCTAAACAAAAAATCTTAGAAAGAGAGAAAATATTATTAAAGGAATATGCAACTGCTGGTGCTATTTTTTATATAATAAAAATTAAATCCTTTGAAAATGGTCAATACATTGTTAAAATTGGTGAAAGTCGCATCGGTATTACAAATCGTTATAAAGAACATAAAAGTAAATATCCAGAATGCCTTCTATTAGATTGCTTTGCCGTTAACAAAAGCAAAGATTTTGAATCTTTTATAAAAGAACACGAATTAATAAAGGATAGTAGAGTGAATGATCTACCAGGTCACGAATCAGAGCTTGAATTATTTCTAATTGGGAAGAAACTTTCTTATCAGTCATTAGTAGGAATTATAAATATTAATATAAAGTATTTTAATCATAATGATACACATAAACTAGAATTAGAAAACGAACAACTAAAATTAAAACTTGAAGTACAAAAAGCAAATGAAGAAAATATAATAGGACAAGAATTATTGTCATTAGTAAAACAATTATATCTGAAAATAGATAAACTTGAAAAATCTAATAGGGAAGTCCTTGAAAAGTTGAATGTATCACAAACCAAGTTAGTAACTGGTTTTCAACAACCAATACCAACATTAGGTCCACGATTACAAAAAATTAATCCTGATACATTGCAGTTAGTAAAAGTGTATGAATGTGTTACAGAAGCAATGAATGAAAATCAGCAAATAAAAAGACCTAGCATAAATAAAGCGATTGTAGAAAATACAGTTTATAGGGGTTTTAGATGGTTACTTGTTGATAGAGAATTAGATCCAAATATTATTCATCATATTGAACCAACCAAACAAACTAAGGTGCAAAATTTGGGGTATATTGCAAAATTAAATAAAGAAAAAACAGAAATTCTCAATGTTTATTTAGATAGAAAAACAGCTGCACAATCAAATGGATATGAATCATTTTCGGCTCTTGATAATCCAGTCAAAAATTGTACACTAACTAAAGGTCACTATTATATTTTATATAATGATTGTGATAATGATGAGAGGGAAGAATTTGAAGAAAAATATGGAGAACCGCTTTTGTACAAAGATGGAATTGGACAATATAACACATCAAATGAACTTATAAAAGAATTCACATGTAAATATGATTGCATTAAACAGTTAAAAATGAGCGATAAAACACTTGCAAAAGCACTTGATAAAAATTTACAATACAATAATCATTATTTCAAAAGTATTGGTTCAAAAATACAATTCATATAAAAATATTCAAAATTTATATGGGTTTCTCTTTTTTATATTCATATATAAATGGAAGTCATTAAGAAGAGATACATAGGAATTATGAACGAATACGAAAGTGAAACGACTCTGGCTGCTAAGGCTGGTACTAAGGCTGGTGCTAAGGCTGGTGCTAAGGCCGGTGCTAAGGTTTATGATGAGAGTGGTGGTAAGGCTGGTGTCTGGATGGCGGCTAAGGCTGGTGCTAAGGCTGGTAAAAAGGCTGGTGCTTTAGCTGGTGCTGATTCTTGTATTAATGCTAGTGCTCGTGCTCGTGATAGTGCTCGTGCTAAGACTGGTGCGAAGACTAGAACTACTGCTTTAACTGATGCTGATGCTTGTATTAAGACTGGCGCGAATGCTGGTGCTCGTGCTGGCGCGAAGGCTGGTGCTAAGGCTTATGATGATGCTGTGGTTGCTGATGGTCATACTATGCGTTCTATGTGGCGTAGGGGTTGGCCTAAGGCTAATACTGAGTCTGCAGTTGAGTCTGCAGTTAAGGCTCATGACTCTGTAGTTGAGTCTGCAGTTGAGTTTGAGGCTGATGTTTGTATTGCAGAAATACCTCCTGCTTTTTTTATGGAAGAAAGCGATTTTAAACCTATATCCCATCTATATACAGAGGTTTTCCGAGATGGTAATGGTGTGGAAAAGAAATTTGAATTAAATAAATATAGTTATTATAGGGGTATAACGATTGATATGAATAAAATTTTAAAAAAACTTCTTGAAGATAGAGACAATAGAGTTGAAGATACAGCCAATAGAATATTTGTAACGATAAAGAAAGGTCAATCTCAGCAATTTTTTGTCCGCTCTGATTATTGGAAAAAAAAAAGTAATTATTTAGGAAATTACACATATGTAAATCAATCTTTCCGAGTATTCATGGACTACCGTAGTGGAATGCATCCAAGAGGAATAAAGGGGGTTGGTAAATATATTCCAACTGATAAATGCAATATTCATACATATTATAGGGAAGTACCCTACCACTTGCGCTATAGTGAAGAAGAAGATATTAATAATTGTATTGATAGTATTTGTACCCTGTCAGGTGGAAAATCAAAACATAGAAAATCAAAACATAGAAAATCAAAATGTAGAAAATCAAATAATAGAAAATCAAGAAAAAATAATAGAAAATCAATTAATAAAAGCCAATAAATTTATTTTATATAATTCAATTTAAATACAAAATTATATTATACTTAATATGGAAAAATCAAATACTTTTCTTATTTTTGGCGCAAATGGATGGATAGGAAATCAGGTGACAAATTATCTCTCTTCACAAGGAATTCCTTTTATAAAAGCAGTAGCAAGAGCTGGAGAGACAGAATCCATCATTCAAGAACTCAATGCTAATCCACAAATTACACATATTATGAGTTTCATTGGTCGCACACATGGTATTTATGAAGGACAAAAAATCACCACTATAGATTACTTGGAGAAGCCAGGAAAACTGGTGGACAATGTTAATGACAATTTGTATTCTCCACTCAACTTGGCACTCTTATGCAAAGAACGCGGACTTCATTTCACTTATTTAGGAACAGGATGCATTTTTGAATATGATGAGGAGCATCCATTTGGTCAAGAAGTCAATGGATTTACTGAGAAAAGCAGACCGAATTTTTTCGGTTCAGGTTATTCAGTTGTCAAGGGATTCACAGACCAATTAATGAATAATCAAATATTTGAAGACACCGTCCTCAATTTGCGCATTAGAATGCCGATTACAGATGAAGTCAATGAGAGAAACTTTATTACCAAAATTACGACCTATCAAAAGGTATGTTCCATACCTAATTCAATGACAGTTTTAAATGATATGATACCGATTATGGTAAGACTTGCAGAAAGACATATTTGCGGACCAGTAAATCTAACGAATCCAGGTCTCATCTCTCATAATGAAATTTTAGAAATGTATAAGGAATTAGTAGACCCTAATTTTACTTGGACAAATTTCACAATAGAAGAACAAAATCAAATTTTAGCATCTAAGAGGTCAAATAATTTCTTGGATACAAAATCTTTAGAAAGTCTTGAGCCAAGTGTTAAACCTATTAAGGAAGCAGTAAGAGATATTTTGATACAAATGAAAGAAAATATAAGCTATAAAATATAAGCTACAAAATAAAATGATTTTTATATTATTTAAATTAAATTAAATAAAATAAAATAAAATAAAATAAAATAATATAAAATAATGAATATCCTTGTGACTGGTGGTTGTGGTTTTATTGCTTCTAATTTTATTAATTATTATTTTAATACAAATACTGATGCAAAAATAATTAATTTAGATGCAATGTATTATTGTGCTTCTGAAGATAATGTAATAGAGGAAATTAGACATTCAAATAGATATAAGTTTATTAAGGGTAATTTATGTTCCATTGATCTCGTTAGTCATATTTTAATAAATGAAAAAATAGATGTTGTTATCCACTTTGCTGCACAATCCCATGTTCAAAATTCATTTAATGATTCATTACAATATACTCAAGATAATGTTTTAGGAACACATACCCTCTTAGAAGCGTGTCGTCTTTATGGAAAAATCCAAAAATTCATACATATTTCCACGGATGAAGTCTACGGTGAGTCTATGATTCAAGAAAATGAAGAAAAGAAAAATGAAAACTCTATTTTGTGTCCAACAAATCCATATGCTGCTACCAAAGCTGCCGCTGAACTCATTGCAAAATCTTATTATTATTCTTTCAAAATGCCAATTATTATTACAAGAGGTAATAATGTATATGGCCCTAATCAGTATCCTGAAAAGTTGATACCTCGCTTTATACAACTTTTACAACAAAATAAATCCGTTACTATACAAGGTGATGGTACTAATCTTCGCGCTTTTTTACATGTAAATGATGTTTGCACTGCTATTGAAATTATTTTGGAAAAGGGTATTATTGGAGAAATATATAATATTGGAAGTGATGACCATTTGGAATATAGTGTTACTCAAATTGCTCATAAATTAATTAAGCTTTTGAAAAAAACAGATGATTGCAATAAATGGATAACTTATATTGAAGATAGACCTTTTAATGATAAGCGTTATCATATTAGTAATGACAAACTTAAAAAGTTAGGTTGGACTATAAAAACTGATTTTGATGAAGGATTAGAACAACTTGTAAGAGAAGATGTTTAATAAGTGGATATCTAATAACTGGATATCTAATAACTGGATATCTAATAACTGGATGTCAATGTTTTTAATATTTTTTTTAAGAGTTTATCATCCAATAAAGTGTCATCATATGCAACCATTTCATTATGTTTTGAAAATTTCTCAATCAAATAAAAATAATCTAGATATGGATATTCTTCATCATAAATATAAATATTATGAATTTCAACATTATAAGTATACTCATCCATATTTTTCTTATTTAATTTGTTTGTTAAACATTCAATGAGTGAAATTAATGAACTCAATCTGCTATAATGATACACATATTCATAGTTCAATTTCTCTCCATTTCCTGACTTCAAATCTCTACGAGTACCATAAAGATAATAGTTTTGTTCAGTCTCATGAAATAAAATAATCATCTTAGAATCAATATTCCCATCCTTTTCAATCTCAGTCAAATGCAACGCTGTATATGATGTGACTGACATTTTCTTACAATAATATAAAAAAAATATTTATATTGTTTTTTATATTATTTACATAATATTTACAGGGATGAACTTGTAATCGTTCTGAACAATTTATTCATATTTCTAACTTCAGGTTTATCTATTTCAGGATAGAATAATTTTTGAATATGTTCATCATCTCTCAATCTTATAGAGTAATCTTGTTGAATATTGTTACGACCAATACGACCAAATGCCTGAATAATTTTTTCTTGTGTTAATATCAAATCTTTGCTCAAATAACCATGACAGAATTGATAATTTGTGCCATAAATATAGTCACTTGATGCAAGTATTAAATATAATTTCTGTTGGTCCGCAAGCTTCTTCATTATTTCCATATAAGCAATACTTGTATGACTACTAAACACACCAATTCCCATAAGCAACAATATTTTCCAAGTGTTTTCTACATCTTCAATCGCCATAATATCAAGAACGATTGGTTCATCAATATCGCTTGTAAACGAACGAAGTGTATCTAATCCATCTGCCCATTTTTTAAGATGCAACTGTTTGTTTGGTATAAATGTTTCATTTAGTTCAGCATTTTTTATCATAGATTGTAAAGATTCTATTTCTATCCGAAGTTTATCTGCACCAATATCACATTTACCATTCTTGCCATTTTTCTCTTCATTTTTCTCTTCACTTTTTTCACAACCCTTCTTTTTTGAGCTATAAGAATCATCCTTGGTCGCACCCTTCTCAGTAATATCTTCTAATTCATTTTGCAATTTGCCAATTTTTGCATTCAAAATATTATTAAACTCTATTCTTTTCATAATTTCATCCATTACTGAAGCAGGAATCGCAGCTTGTTGAATACAAAATTTTGCAACTTTGTCTACATTATTGGCTAGAAATATTGTTGGTCCATCTGTCAATGTATATGAATCCTTTGTTGTAACATAAATCGCACAGTTACCCTCTTCGGTTTCATTATTTTTCATATGTTGTTGCATACTATCTTGCATACTATATGTTCTTTCTATTGCTCCTCCTTTACACTCATTATTATTACCTGATAGGCTTGATAAGCTTGATAAGCTTGATACGCTTGATAAGGTTGATAGGCCTGATAGGCCTGATAAGCTTGATGTACCTGATGTGCCAGGACCAATACTAACAGACTTGCCAATATATTTGTAAACAGCCTTACCAGTCAAATCTACTTTATCATTTGGCATTATTCTCTTAACACGATTACGCTTCATTGTAGAATAAACCATACCCCAAGTTCCTCCGATTACCTTTTTCAACAATTCCAAATAGTGAAGTTTTATTCTCTCCATTGTTACATCTTCCAAGCTCAAGAATTTCCTAGAAATTTTTGTATTGGAAGGAATGAAGTCGTTCTTTTCAACATACATAATAAATTCTATTATTTCCTTCAAATCAAAGTACCTCAATAATGTCAAATTACTTTCGCAATGTTTCACTATTTCTTGAATTTTTTCAAAGTCCTCGCTCAAATAATGAGGCAATACTACATAACCATATTTATTAATAACTGGAATAGATTTCTTACAATCATTACTCACAATATTATGTATTCTAGCACCATCAAATTTCTCCTTGAAATCACCTATTGTACTAGTGAGTTCATGTAATTTTGGTAAGGTAGCAGAAGACAATATCATGTTCGGAATTAAATTTTCACTCCAATTTTTCTGAATAATTTCATGTAATTCATGTTCAGGATAATCCAATGTAATAGTTGGCTCATCCCAATAAACAATTATTTTCTCTTTAGGATTGAATGCTAACATATAATACATTGCTGGTAAATAAGACTTTACATCACAAATCATAATTTCTACCTTGTCTCCAACACTATTATCTACCTTTCCAATTCCACCACTACGCTTATTTTTTATAAAATCCTTCGCCGCAAAATAATGCAGACGAATATCATCCGCACTTGCACAACCAAATGCAAATGCAATTTTCTTATTTATTGAAATTGCAGCCCTCGCTAATGCTAATCCAACATGTCTAGCAGCACATACAAATATAATTTTGTGTTCTTCTGAGAGCCCAATTGGTGTTAATGTCTTGCCTGTTCCTGTTGGAGCAATATATAAAACCAACTTAGGACCACTTGTCTTCATAATGGTGAAGACATCCTTTTGATGTTTATACAATCTGTTATCTTCATATTTCAATAAAATCATATTTTTTTCAATATATTCAACACCATTATTAATCACTTCTCTAATATCTAATTCTGGTTCAAATTTGTCTATTATCCAATTCACAATTGAAATAACATGGTTGTTCAACTGTGAAATGCTATTACGGACCAACTTGAATAATGTGAAGTAATGAAACATCCATTTAGTTTTTTTCCCCTTTTTATGATACTTTAAAATAGCCTCTACTTCTTCTAGCAGCAAATATTCAAAGGCATTTTCTGGATTCATTTTTTCAGGGTCGTTTTTTTGCAAACGAATAATGTCAGCCTTCTTGATTGTTGGTGACGAATTTGCAGTAATAATTAATGTGGTACAATCATATTTCTTAATTAAACTTTTCATTTTCTTTCCAAAATATGTATTATAAAGATAGTCTTCCATTTCAGAACTATATTCAATTTTTAGAAAGTTAATCAAAGAAGTATTATCATTTTGATGTATATTCACATTTTGATAACCGTTCTTGATAAGGGATAAAACAGATTGCTCTTTTTCGCCCACAGGAACTTCAATCGCATTCCATTCAGATTTAGAAAGTTTAGTTTGATTAAGCATCATTTTGGAGATTTGGATTACTTTTAAGTTGGTTTGTATTATAATTTGTAAAGGTCTCTTTAACTTATTTTTTTAAATCAATTTTTTTATAAAGGTTTGCAAATTATAATTACACATTATAATTAGTTAAATAAAAAAATTGAAATCATAATGAACTAGATAAATAGTGGTACAATATAGCGAACACCCCAACAAAATCAAGAATGATGTTTTCCAAACCTTCAGTAAATCCAAGAATTGTTTCTATTGATGGTAATATTGGTGCAGGAAAGAGTACACTTTTCAATTATTTAAGGGAGAAATTTGCGAATTTAGATAATTTTGTGTTTATAGATGAGCCAGTACAATTATGGCAATCTATTTGTGATGATAATGGTCGCAATTTGTTAGAACTGTTTTATGCAGATTCTGAAATTTGGTCATTTTCGTTTCAAATGGCAGCTTATATAAGTCGGTTGGCGCTGTTGAAAGAAACACATGAAAAATATCCAAATGCGACAATCATTACAGAGCGTAGTTTAAATACTGACCGCCATATTTTCGCGAAAATGTTATATGAACAAGGTAAAATTCACAGTGTAAATTATAAGATTTATTTGAAGTGGTTTGATACTTTTGCGAAGGATTATCCTGTAGAAAAAATTATTTATGTAAATACAAGTCCAGAAAAATGTTATGATAGGATAAAGTTAAGAGCACGAAATGGTGAAAATGTAATTCCTCTGGATTATTTGAAGTCTTGTCATAATTATCACGAAGATATGATAAATTTATTTGATAAACAACAAGTCACAATTATTGATGGGAATAAAGAGATTCAAGAGGGTGAAAATACTCTTCATCAATGGTTTGAACAATGCGAAAATGCACTCTACGAATATATGCATCTGTAAACTTTTTGGAAATTTATAAGAGAATTTTATAATGGATAAATATACATGAGAAATATATATTAAAAAACAATATAAAGAGCCCACCCATTCTTTATATTGTTTTTTTCATAATAATTCAACTACTCATAACTATAATGTGCTTACTAATCGTGTAATTGTACCTCCTATAGTATCAACCGCACTACCCTGTATCGTGGCTGGGTCCCAAGCTGACCTGACTTCACGACCCCTAAACCATACTCTAATTGAATCAGAAACATTAGCTGCCCAGTTAGTCGTGTCATTTGCTTGTCTTATGGTAATGGGTGTACGACTGGTACCAGTAAACCAATCTCTTGAAAATGCAGTACCAATAGTAAATACTCTACCCCACTGTGTATCATTATAATAAATCAAACTCCTTGTCGCGAGGTTGTTTTGTGGAAATCCTGAAGCTGCATCAAATATTTGGAATGCCCAACCAGGATATAGTAAATACCCATTGCATACAGCCTCTAAACCACTAGCAAACTCTAAAGTTGTGGGAATTCCCACTAAACTATTCAGACCTGAGGTTTGATCACCATTCATCTTATAAACACCGCAAATATTTGTAACATTATAAATATCTGTAGATGGTACAGTTACAGTAGTTCCATTACCAGAAGCATCATAACCACTATCTAAGTAATTACTCATATATAAATATAAATATAAATATAAATATATATTATATTCTAGTAAAATTAACACAAAAATTTATAATTTTTCAAAAGTAAATAGGTAAATCGTCTCTAATAAATGTTGCATTACCATTTTTGTCCCATTTTACAACCATAGCAATAATTTCAACGCCACCTTTTTTTGCGATTTGAACTGCCTCTTTATATTCTGGGTCAAAACTACATGTTTGAAATCGTTCAACATCATCTCTTTGCACAACAAAACATAATATACACCGAATTGGCTTTTCTGGCGTTGTTTCACTCTTGATAAGTGTTAATTCTTTCACATGTTTCAATGCACGAGGACTTATTGTATCAGTGCTTTTTTTTCGGTAACCTTCTGGAAAATATGCAACTTTTGAACCAAAAGGGAATGACTTATAATCAGGTAGTTCTTGTATTTTCTTTTTACTTGTTTTGCTACTTGAATTGCTAGTTGATTTGACCTTCTTTGATTGTGGTATTTCTTCATAATTTGCAATAGGAACATTCTTGATTTCTAGAATAAAAGGCACACCTGCTTCATCCATTCCTGTAAAATCAAATCGAGAGTCCACTTTATCCTTAATCTTAATGACTGTTTCTCTCCTAAAGGACTTTGGATTTTGAAGTGAAGAGAGAAAACCTCCCTTTAATGCTGCTTCTGCTAGTTGTTCTGCTAATTTGGGATAAATGCCCACGACACATTCTTCACCAGGATGGTCACAATCTCTAACAATGGATAAACAAATACGATGAGTGCATTTTTTATTTTCGGAGTTTTCATCACTTGTTGATAATTTGGTCATTAAAACAGTTGCATCTTGTTCAGCCATACCTCCACAACCAAGGGAAGCACTATGTGCCAATATTTCTCTCTTCATTTCATTTTCCAAAATAGAAACATCAGCAACATAAGGAGATTTGATATGCTTGGATGGCCTTTGTATAACTGTTCCTTCAACAAGAGGTCCTAATGATAATAGAATGTTTTCTAGTTGCATTGTAAATAATTGTAATACTAAATAATAAGTATTATAATTAAATCAATTTTTTCAAGTATCAATTAATGAAATTCATAATAATAAGGAGTAATAGAAATATTAGGAGGAATCAAATTGTTAATGAATTGTGAATATAATTAGAAAAATATATTCAATAAAATTGAATTATAATTATATTAATTATATTATTATACAATTTTTATTAAGATGGAAAAAGGTACAATTTATTGTAGAGATAATGTTTGGTTTAGAATGGAAAATGTTATAAAATTAGGAATAGCATCATTTGCAAAAGATAGAAGTAGCACATATATTACAAGTGAAGTTGAAAGAGGAGAATATGTACTTGTAATAGAAATACCATTAGATAAGATGAAATATATTGATAAATGTTTAAAAAATTACTTTAAATCGTACAATATTTATAAAGGCGGAGGAACTGAATTTTATAATAGATGCATAATTGATTTAATTGAACTTTATTTACAAAAATTAAATATTGAATACAAAGTATTAAATGAAGAAGAAATAAATTTAATGAATAGATGTGAACGTGTTAGAAATATATCAAATGTTGATAAAATCAAAAAGATATTTAATAAATTAAAAATAAAGAATATTATTCAAAAATATAAAATTAAACGAACTAAAAAAGGGTCAGTAGATGAATTATTATCTATGATTGAACCCAACAGCCATCAGCAATATATATTAGAAATGATTGAAGGTTTCTATGAATTAAATAATATTGGAAAAATAATTTGGGCTTGTGGTCTTGGAAAAGCTTTGTTAAGTATTTTAATAGTAAATTTATTAAAATTTAAATCAGTATTAATTGGTGTACCTGGCAATAATTTACAAAAACAAGTAGCAAAGGAAATTTTAAAAATATTTCCAAATAAAAGTAATATATTATTTGTTGGAGGATATGAAAATGAATCAACCACAGATAAAATAAAAATTATGCAATTTATGAATAATGTTAATTCTGAACCGAAATTTGTGATTTCATTATATCATTCATGTCATTTATTAGTTGATAAAGATATTATGTTTGAATTTAAAATTGGAGATGAAGCTCATCATTTAGTTGGTATTGAAAAAGAAGAAACTAGAGGGTTTCGTTTATTTCATAAAATAAATTCTTCAAAAACACTCTTTATGACTGCAACAGAGAAAACTATTGAAACGCGTACAAATAAAGTAATATATTCTATGGAAGATGAAAGTATTTTTGGGAAATACATTGATATCAAATCAATACATTGGGCAATAGAAAATAAAAAAATAACAGATTATAATATTTTAGTTTTGAAAAATACAGAAGATGAAGTTGATGAAATTATAAGTAGTATAGGATTAAAAGTAATTAATAAAGAAATATTTATATCGTGTTATATGTGTTTAAAATCTTTTGAAAAGTATAATGATTTAACACATTTATTGATATATAATAATACAACAGAAGATGCAGAACTATGTAAAATATATATAAATGAAATTTTATCATTAAATATTTTATCAATTTCAAAAGAAAAAATTTATAATAATTCTCTTCATAGTACTAATTGTAAAAAATGTTATAATTTAGACAGTGAAGTTTGTAAATTTAAAAATTCATCTTATGGTATTATTTCATGTGTATATATTTTTGGTGAAGGGTTTGATTTACCAAAACTAAATGGTGTATGTATTGCTGGAAATATGGAAAGTGAAATTAGAATAGTGCAATATTTATTAAGACCAAATAGATTAGATTTTGAAAACCCCAATAAAAAAGCATATGTTATTATACCATATATTGATACAGATGATTGGGAAACTGAAAATAAATCGTATGAAAAGGTTAGAAATATTATTTCACAAATGAGAAATGTTGATGAAAATATAGAACAAAAAATATTTCTTTCAATTGGTAGAAAAACCCCTGAGAAAAAACCTAAAAAAGTAGGTGAACAAAGAATTTGTTATCAAGATTATATGCTTGAAGAAAATGTTGATGAGTTAACTAAAATTAAATTGAAATTAAGATATAGTAAAGCATTAGGTTCTAAATTTACAGAAGAACAAGATGAATATAACTATGTTCGCTCTATTAATTCCAGTTTAAATATAAAATCTAAAAAGGAATATATTCAAAAACAAGACATTCATAGTAATTTTATAGCTTCTCCTGAAGAATATTTTAAATCAAAAGGAGTATGGAATAATTGGTATGATTTTATGGGTGTTGATACAACAAAATTTATTCAATCTAATCAAGAGTGGATAAATTTCTGCAAGGGAAAAAATATTAAATCATTAGATGATTATTATATGTGTTGTGAAGATTATGATATTTTACCAAAAGAACCAGCTGACTTTTACAAGGATTTTACTAATATTCCTTCTGAATTAGGATTTAATAGAAATAGAAGGAATTAAATTTATAATAGTTTGTCATGATAAATAATCATTTATTGATTTATTTTTTGTTCTAACAACTTTCTTCGCCTTTTTTTTTACAACAATAACTGCATTTTCTCCAGTATCAACTATTTCTGATAATGGCTCTAATGATGAATTTTCCAAATTTATAATCGTTTTTTCCGGCATTGCCTCTTCTCTTAACTCCTGAATAAGTTGTTCATATATGACTTCATTTGTTTCATTAAACAATCTATCGGTCCAATATTTAATTTTACTATCAGATGGAATAGGAATAGAAACCTCTCCCAATTTATCTGATTTATACCTTGGATATTGTGATGCTTTGCATATAGTTTTTTCAAAACTATCTGCCATCAAATATAACATTAAATATACAAAATATGCCTTATTTGTATCATAAGTTTCTAATTTAATAAGAGCAGTAGTGAAAACAAAATTATCGATATCTATATTTTTAATTTTATCATTTTTTATGAATAATAATTTGTCCCTTTTAGGTCTTACACATGATATTAAAATATCATTTTGTTTAACAAAATTTTTAATATTACTCTGTATATCGGCTCTTTTTGTAGGTTTAAAGCTAAGAACATTATTAAATTCTACATTGTTAATTTGAACAACATTATATTCTTCTTTTGTTAATTTTTTAGTATTATGATTAATTTTACACAAATCCTTAATTTTAACATGAACATAACCATGTCCTAAGGAAATTTTCTCTTTATTATAATCTTTTCCATTTAAAGAACATATTTTATTTATTAATATTTCTTCTCTTGTTGCTATTGAAATAACCTTATCGCTTACTCTTACAATATCCCCTTTGTTTTCAGTAATAACAATATCACCAAACACTTCCTCAAATTTATCTTCTGTATATCTTTCAACAACTAAATCACTAAATTTCACCTCAGATGTTTTTTCTTCACTATTGTCAAATATTACAATTGAAGTTTTAGTTGATGTATTTTCAAATTGGTCTTGAGGAATGCTAATAATTTCCCTCACATTAAATTTTTCAACTAAACATTTTCGCAATTTTATATATATATTATTTTCATTAAAGAATACACCTTCTTTTAGAACACCAATTGCAGTTCCTTCATCTTCTACTATATCCATTAATAGCATCAAAGAACAACTTTCCTTATCATTACCTGTTAATCCATTGTCTTTTGCAAATTTTTGAATTCTAGCACTACACATAGAAACAGAAACTTTAGATTTTTCATTTTCCCTTTTATCCTGTTTTTCCTGAACATCTATTTCTTTAAGTTGTTCTTGTCTGCGTGTTCTTAAAACTTCATCTGTTAATGTTTTTAATTCATTTTTAATATATTTTTTAACTTTTTCTCTTTTTTGTTGTTTTGTATTTTTTTTATTATCATCACCTCCATATGGAGGATTTGTAAGTGGGTATTTATATTTTTGTCCATTAAATTCATCTGTAAATGAATTTTTATATTTCAAATTTTTCATATTAGGTAATACACCAGTTAAACAGAAGAATTCTAAACCTGCTGATTTAATGACATCTTCATTCATGTCAAAATGTGAAATTTTATTTATTTCAGTTACCCAATTAATTGATTGTGGATATTTTTCATTTAAATAGTTAATATATCCAGTAGTAAAACCTCCAGAACCTCCAAACATATCAATCATAGATGGAATTGTTCCATCTGGATTAGTAGTTGGATTTAACCTTTTTAATATATATTCTACAATATGTCTATCGGTAAAATACGCACCCAACTCACTAATTGCTGTATCATCTCTTCCAATGAAGTATTCATAAATTTTACCAGATAATAATACATTGCAAGTTTTTTCAATAATAGTAATTTTATCAATTTCTTTTATAAGATATACAAATACAGAACCCTTAATATTTTGTGGTATTTCATAAAATAGAAGTTCTTTCAATTCACTATCGCAAATTGATTGCAAAACATTTCCAAAGATTAATTCAGCCAATTGTTCGTCTTTATTTTGGGTTGCAAGACTTAATAAATATGAAAATTCACAATCTGGTTTTTTCAAACTAATTTTATCAAGTAATCCATGTTCTTGAATCTTTTTTAATCCATAAAGTATATTAAATACCTTTAATGCATTCATGCCATATCCAGCACCATTATTTCTAAGATAGTTATGTATTTCATGTATTTTTTCTTTTAATGCTTCTTTGTTTGAAGCACTAATCATCTCGTTTTCAAATTTTTCTTTCAAATCCTTTTGAGTTTCAGTCATTTGTTCTTCCGTTATATCATTTGTATTATTAAGTAATGTTTGTTTCAATTTTTTATTATTTATTGCTGAGTTAAATTTATTAAAAGGATTATATATTGTCGTTTCATTCTCTCTTATAATATCTTTAATATTATATGTTTTATATTTTTCTTCTAACTCTTCATTAGTTAATTTAGATAATTTAAATTCAAATAAATCGCGTTTATCTTTATGTTTTTGTGTTGCAATATGTGATTTATGATGTGAAATTTGGTCAGGGGTTGTTTTACATATGTCACATGAATAAGTTTTTTGGTTTAACATATTATAAGTTATAAAATATATTATTTATGTAGTTTTATTGTATATGTTTTATTGTATATGTTTTATTTTAACATAAAAAAGTTTTTATAAATAATTTCGATAAATTGTGGTTGTTGTATAGACTTTATTGAACCCAAATAAATCACATGCAAATCACAATAAACATCTAAAATAAAAATAAATTTTCATATTTATTCATTAAATACAATAAAATAATAACAATTTTAACAGTGAGTACAGAGCC